GTCCTGACAACACAGGTCTTAATCTCTGGCCTGTGTAGCCTCTTCGACCAAAACTTGGCCTCGGAGGCGTCTTGCCGGGTATACCAGCCAAGTCCCTCGGACCTCTGCGACACGAGAGGAAGCTCCCTTCCTAAGGAGTTTTCCACTGCGTGACGTAAGGCCGTCGCCGTTTCGTAATAGCAATTCAGCCACAAGTGGTTGGAGAGCTCTACTAACGACGAAACGGAACTAGCGCTGTAGGAAGATTCGCATGGCCGGACTCTTAAATATAAAGGAGTAACGTTTACTCCGTTATATGCGTCAACGCCACAAGATTCTCTGAAGTTTCCACTCCAGAAAGATTTTGCGGAGTTGACTTTGAGTCCAAAATCCTCTAGCCATGCGACTACTTGGTGCACAGAGTCTTTGTGAACGATGATATCATCACCGAACACTCTGACTCTGGTAGAGGCTGCTATTACATTCCTGCGAGAGGGGCGAACGCCCCTCCCATAACAATCGGCTGCTATCGCAAGAACAGCGAAGCAAACTGACTGCACAGGAAATGTCGTAGCATTTCCCATACCTGCATATTTCCGAAGGCGAAGTTGATAACCATCAATTTCGCAGTCGGGCGACCTACTATCGATCATCCGTTCCCAAAGACGGGAACGGCCAAAGATAGCGTATACTAGGCTTAAACCTAGTAAATCGCTAGCCTTGGAAAGATCAATAGTGGCCCACATGCCGGTCCGGGAACCTTCCATAGCAAGGATTTGATTCCTTGTCTGGTCGGTTAATGACAGAGAGTTGGAGAGAACTGGGCACTCCGAGATAGCATCTCGAAGCTCCATATTCACGCCCTGTTGTAAATACTGATCAACAGCGCACTCCACTGTGATCGTCCTCAGACTATTACTAGTCTTCGGAACGGTCACCAATCTGCCAATGCCTCTACTAGCACGCGTACTAGTGGGGCCGTTAAGTGCGGGCTGATGAGTAGGCCCGATACAACTCTGTTCAGACAGAGATCGTATCGTATAGCCTATTTCATCGAGACCGTACAAATCGGTATCAAGGCCACCCAGAGCGATGGCCTGGCAAACGCTAAACCACTTCTGGTTTGGCGTCTCCCCACCGTACACTGAACCAGGCCCGTGACGATGTCGTGCTCGACACACACTGAAATCCTTCAATGTGGGAAGAACATGTATCATCACACGCCGGATGTAATCCAACTTATCATCGGGTAGAACCTCGATGACTTGTCGATCACATTCGACGAAAGCCCCCTTCGTTTCCGCGTCGAGTCTCTGAAAACTCGAGTCGGGCGTTGGGAGCTTCTTCATGAAGCAGAGGATCTGTCGTAGATCCTTGACAGCCGTGCTTTGACGCACGGTTGGCTCCAGAAGTTGGCCTGTTGCCGAATCAAAAACATCACGGAACATACCTGAGAATAATCTCGGGATTGCTCCTCCAGGCAGCCTTTTAAAGCCGTCTGGACAGGTGAACCGCCCGCTAGCGAGGCCCTGAAGTAGGGCCGCATCTAGCGATGGCAGGGCTATGGTTAGGAACCCATAACCCTCGTTTTTGAATCGTCTGCTGATCGTGACTAAGTCACGATCAGTGCCTACTGCACCACTGAGCCTCTTGATATCATTCAAGAGGCTCGATAGGAGAGCTATCGGACTTTTCATGATCACCTCGCAGAGGTTGGTCATTCCGAGTCCCAGCTTGCAGATCCAGGGGCAGTTGCTGAGGGTTACCCCTCGGCAACCGCTTTACCTCGACCCCAAACGATTCATCAGTTTGGTAAACCGATGCACTACAGCCGATGGCTGCTAGTGCATAGGCCGCCAACCAAAGAATCGTAGTTATACGTCGTCTCATGGGTCCCTCCTTAGGACTTGCGTCCTAGGCGGGTTGCCAAAGACGCGTATGGCTCTTCAGGGCCAGTCTTACGACTGGAACTGGAGAAGTTTGGCCGGGGTCACTTCGCTATCGGCCAGCGTCTCCGTAAGGGCTTTGACCAACGCAACCATTGCGTTGTCATCAAAGCCGAATTCGGGTCTGCTGATCGAAATCGATACGGCCGCCGTCTTGGGCTGAACAACGCCCGAGTACGGATTGGTCGCATCCACCGTCTTCGCGACGCGAAGATAGTGGCGAGTAGTCGAACGCGAACGCTCATGATTGATTGTGAGGGTATAACCCCCCCCATTCGTATCAAGGCGTTCGGAGCCGTAGTTGTCATGTTTGATCATGGCAAACTTTAGCTCAGGGTTCGGCGCACTCGCGGCGACAGTGATTGGATCGATAAGCATGGAACGTCTCCTTTTAGAGGTTTCCCTCGGAAGAGGGATTCCCCCGAGGTGCGCTACACAGGCGGTATTAAATCCACCTTGTGGGTTTAGTACCCTAGGCGGCTCAAGAAGAGAGCTCCTAGGATAGACTTCTGCCACGGACTTAGCGAGTCCACGTCAGAAGTGTTAGCGTCTGCGGTAATCGACGTGACCGACTTCCGAACATAAATATCATAGTAGAGGTAGGACTCATGCTGCGTAAAAGTCTTATACGGAGCATGGACCCAATCCCCTACATAGTTATTCATGACACGGATCGAGTTCACGTTGTTCACCTCGTACGTTGCGCCTGAGTTCACCTTACCCTTTATTCTTACGGATATATACCCGTAATTAAAGAGTGAGGGGTCTGAGTTAATTGCCTCACAAAGCTCGAGGTAATTACCAGTCCCAGTGAACCAGTCGTACAACCATGACCACGGAACCAACTCGTAAAGGTCCGAGATCGTGGGGTACACGCCCAGTTTTCGCAAGAAAAGCTTCTTGTCAAAATCTGGCACTGCAAGTGGTGGAAAATCAAAGTGAGAGTTAACCACTACTCTCATATCGATTTCCCTCTCATTAATACCTTTATGGTATTTTATGGAGGCCACCGCATGCACTGGCAACGTAAAAGGAAAGGTCGCATCCTCTCGTTCAACCCATTTAGCGGATGAACGAGATGTAACATCCTTTCCTGATCGACTGAGAAGATAATTAATCCTCTTAGCGATCCGGTCAGGTGTTGCAAGCAGACCCAGAGTATCTCGATAGAGGGTATTCCACCCGAACCAATAGCTAAGCCATTGGTTCGGCGCATCCTTTAGTGCGTCATGTCCTTTTTCAAGGATACGGCGCCTATCGGATGAGCGGATACCCGCTTCGAGCTGTCTAAAATTCCAAACCGCATTCCTCAAAGATAAGAGGGTGCGAGGGAGGTCTTTTAGTTCAGCGACATTACGAAACAGTGTGTATTCCCTAGAAGTAGGGAGTGCCTTAGCCAATAGCTGAGGGCCTCGAGAGGCAATCAGACTGTTGGCACGGGCCACAGCTGCGTTTGTAATGTTCGTTATCGGGGACTGCTGAATGCGCGCACCCATAGGCCCATAATAAACCTTATCTATGGTATCGGTTGCTACTACTTCAACCGTACCATTAGAATGGTAATTATACTGACCCGTAAAATTCCGTTTCGAAAGATTTATGGGAGGGGACGAGACCGATACCTTAATAAAGGTAGCGGCTCCGCCCTTCTCCCAGATCTTCCGCTCGGAAGTTATGGAGTCAGACGAGCTGTCTGTAGTGAAAGGTACACTCGCGAGTTGATTTGACTCGCGTGGTGCTTTGCTGATGTCAATGGTAAAGACAGGCGACCAATGGCCGATCTGTCCATTCCAGTGAGGATAGGACGTGTATCGCGTTCCAGTCTCGTGAAGGATATGCTTACGCAGTCCTCCACCAGGCGTGGCATGCTTACGCGTCCGAAACCTCGTGAAATCAGCTACCTGATGCGGGGAAATCTTGAAACGATACGTTGGGTCCAACTTGACGAAGGACTCAAGGATCGAGACAGGAATAACCTGCAACGCAAACAGCTCAAGGCCTGAGGCACGTTCCAACGCCTTTCTATACTTCATCCTGAAAAACTTTTCAGGATCAAGGAACTGGTTATCATACATGGACCCCCTTGGAAAGAGGTCTATGAATTCTGATTTCTTCATCAGATATGACTCCAGTCGAAGTTAAGAGAGGGTTGC